ATTCTGTTTTAGATTTTTCCTATGAAACGACCTTTAAAATTCCCACAGTCATAAAAGGAGATGTTTTTATTTTGGCGACAATTCAGACTGAAACATCAGGACAGGAACATACTGGAAAAATGGATACAGAGATTTTTCTTAATGGTGAGAGCTTAGGAACTGGGATAGGAATAGTAAGAAATATGGGAACAAGCTTAAATTGTTCTGCAAGACTTTTAAATGTTGTTTCAATAGGAAAAACCAAAATAAAAAAAGATGATGTTTTCAAGGTAACTCTGACAATTACGGGGCATAGGGGTTCGAATCCCGGTTTTAGTACAGCCGGACAGCTATATTGTGATGGGAATTCGAGAGCTACACCCTCGGATCAAGTTAACGCAACAGGTTCGGGGACAGCCGGGTTTTCAAATTCAAGCGATATAATCGTCTCCGTACCTTTTGTAATAGACATATAAAAATAAAATGACAAACTTAGACATAACACAGGCACAGGTAAGCGACTACGACCAAATTGCAGATTTTGAGATTCCTAAAAAAAATGTAGATGGAGTCTCACAGGCAACAGGAGAAACAAGATGGCAGAACTCAAACTGGCAGGAAGAATACGGAGCTTTCCTTACTGCTCCCGAATATCAAAACGCTCTTTTAATGAGGGCTATATGGGATACGGGGAAAGGCTGGACTGCATCAAGCAAGGATAAATTTATTTTAGATAATATTTCAGGTTGGGGCAAAGACACTTTTGATGACATAATCTATAATGCGAATGTTATGAGCATGGCTGCAGGAGATTCTTTTGCACAAATAATCAAGAATGAAAAGGGAACTTTGGTAAATCTCAAACCTCTTAATCCCGGCTCTATAGCGTGGTTCGTTGGAAAGGATGGAAGAATAATAAGATACGAGCAGATGGATATCAAAAACAAAAAAACATTTAAGAAATTCAAACCCGAGGAAATCTTCCACTTATCTTATAACCGCATGGCTGACCAGGTTCACGGAATTTCAAAATATCAGGCTTTAAAATCTGTAATAAAAAGTGATGAAAAGATGGAGGAAGTTGTTGATAAAGTAGTCACAAGACAGGCAATTCCATTTATTATTTTCAAATATAAGACTGATGACGAGACTAAAATTTCTGCGATAGTCGAGAAGATAAGGAAGATAAGGGAGAAATATGATGACTTGCACATCCCTGACGACGAGAATTTGTTAAGCTGGGAAGTTGTTAACATCTCTCCTGCACAGCTTATCATGGAATACAAAGCAGACAGGAGAAATAAGTTTTACAGAGCTTTCGGACTTCCGCAGATTGTCCCCGGGGGAGCTGTCGGAGCTGCGGACAGCGACAGCAGAACGGTTTATCTTGCTTTCGAGCAGTTAGTCGCACACAGGCAAAGATATTTAGAATTGCAGATTTGGAATCAGTTAGCAATTAAGATTAAATTCACTCCTCCAACAACTATGATGGACTTAATTGGAAACAATGAAAACAAGACAGGAGCAGGCATGGTTTCAGCAGCATCTCAGCCTTCACAGATAAACCCATCAGGAGAACAGCAATGAATCACACACACGAAAAAAGAATTATAAGACTTGAACTGCTCACTTGGTTTAACACCACAATTCTAAGCGGTCTCACAGGATTTAAATTTTTAGTTTTGTTAGGAGTTGCATAATGGTTTTTAATAGTCCAAGAGATATGTTGAAAGAAGAAAAGAAGAAGAAAGAACAGCAGGCTAAAACAATTCAGGAAGCTCTACCGCCAAAAGGAAATGTTCAGGATTTTTTAGATAAAAATAAAACTGCGTCATCAGGAGGAGGCGGAACCCCACAACCTCAACAGGAACAGGAAATAACAGACACAGGTATTGTGATTTTTAGAGATAAGACGGGGAGAATATCAGGCTTTACAGACCCAAGAACGGGGAAGACATTTTTTGGCGGCGGAGATAAAGCCGTGAGTTCTTTAAATGAAAAACTAAGTGCTCAAATAGGGGGAGTTCCGGTTATTGATGTCGGACAAAGAGCAGAACAGATAAGACAACTCGAAGCTATAGGAGCGCGACTTGGAGAACTTGGAGCTTTTGAAGAGAGACAATTTCCTCAGAACTTAACACCGGAAGACCAGTCAAGATTGGATGTTTCAGGAGTTTCTAACGTTGTCCCTGAAATAGGTCAGTCTTTACAATCTCAAATGGCATTCAGGGCTCTACTAAATATTGATAAATCTTTGATTAAAGATATGGGATTGGAAGAGTTCAGAGAAAATATTGGTGAAGTTGGCATTGATAAAGCTGGCGGTCTTAATGCAGAAGAGCAGGAATTTATTTTAAATATCGTCAGAACTGAGATTGACTTAGAAACCATAAAAACAGGTCAGGCGGACGTATCAAGATTAGGTGTGATGATAGAAGGTAACCCTCTTCTTAACCAATTAGGAAAATATATTCCGGGAATTACAACACCTGAGGAACAGGCTGACGAGATTGTAAAGACTTTAAATGACATCCAGTCAAACATAGATAGAGAGGCAAGAAGAGCTGAGCAAGGAAATCTTGACCCTTGGGTAACTTTGGAAAACAACAGAAGAAGAGCTAATAAAGTTGTGGAGCTTGAAAGCAGGCTTAAATTTACAATCACTCAGAGCTCTAATTTAAGAAATAATCCTGATAAAATAGTGGGCATTTTTGAAATTGTCGACGGAATATATGGAAGTATTGCAAGTTCAAAAACGAGGTCAGCGGAAGGAGCAATAAAACAGATAAGAGAACCTAACGAAGACATTTTAATTTTTAATCAGTTGAAAGGAGGTAAAAAAAATGGATGAACGACAAACAGATGAAGGAAGTAAGGAAGAAACAGCAGTTAAAAATAGCGATGGAGGGAGTAAGCCCCCAGTGGAAACGGAAGCAGAAAAGGTCAGAACCGCAAGAGAAAATCTGAAATCTGAGAATGACGCTTATGAAGAAGAAAAAATGAGAGGCGAGAGGTTAAGAAGTGAGAGAATACTCGGAGGCGGAAGCCTTGCAGGACAGCCAGAGAAAACTCCTGAAGACCTTAACAACGATAAAGTCAAAGCGATGTCAGACGAGATTGTCTCCTCTTTTAGATAGGATGACAGAAAAAGATTCTGCTGTTCAGGAAAGAGAAGCTCTCGTGGAAATGTATCAGGCAGGCTTCCTCGACGGATACAAAACAAAAACACGGCTAAGGTCAAAAGTCGATTGGGAAACTCTTAACGAAGCATACAAAAAATCTTTCAATAAAAGGTTTTTTAAAAAAATAATGAAAGCCATTAAAAAGAAATAATGCACTTGTATTTATATATCAGAGGAAAGTTCGAGCAGATTGAATTATGGAAATGTCACGCTCAGACTGCCTACTGGAAGTTAAGAAGAAAATATAAAGACACGGGAGAGGAAAAGATTGTCTTAGTTCAGGGGTCATTAAGACCCTCAGTGTTAGGGGCTTATGAGTATGTCTTCCCTAAAGAAGCACTCGCGGAAGTGTGCTCTTTTTTTGGAATTACATCTAACGAGAGTTATGGATTTGGAAAGATAGGATTGTCCACGAGACATTTTGCTTTAAGGAAGATATTTGGAGCTAAGAAAATCCCAAAGGATGTTTTAGAAAAAGCTAAAGAAATACCCAACAGCTTCACTACAGAAGAATTTGAAAGAGGAGCATCTAACTGCATAATCCCGGGCATAGGGATACATCCGATAGGAATTAAAGAAGACAAAGAATGGGAGTTTAAGGATTTCTATCAGGAGGGGATATGACTTTAACAGAGATTTTATTATTTATTCTTATTCTTGAAGGCTTTGGGGGTTTTGCCCTCAAGGTCTTCCAACTATGGAAAGAGGGAAAGATATTTAAACAAAGTTAGGAACTATATATTTATGTCAAGAGAGGCTGTTCTAAGAGATACTAAACCTTTAGTAAGTCGAAGATATACTTGTGCAACAGGCACAGGAATCGCAAAAGGAACTTTTCTTAAAAATGATGACCCTTCCACTGCTTCTGCTTCTACCGGAACTGGCGACGAATTTTTAGGTTTCGCTCACGCTGATGTTAATAAATCCACAGACACGGCTTTTAATACTGAGACTTCTGTAACTGCTGATAAAGGCGGAATGTATGAATTAGTTGCAAGCGGAGCAATCACAGTTAATAAATATGTTAAAACTGCTGCACCGGGAAACTATGTCATGCAGGTAACAGAGGAAGACGGAACATCTTCATTAGCGATAGTTGTCGGAATTGCGAGAGAAACTGCATCTGACGGCGAAACAATAAATGTAGAGGTTTTAGCATAATGGTAGAAGAAGTTAAAAACGAAGATGTTCAGGAAGAAGTAAATGAAGAAGAAGAGGTATCTGAATAATGACATTTGAAGGTCCGGGAGAGGAATTAGTAAGAGCAACAGCCTATGACACAGCTATTAAGCAGTTAGTAAAATATGCTTACAAGATGAAACAGCTGGTTTCAGTGACATCTTCATCCTCGTATAAAAATTATTTCTTCAGAGAGCAAACAAATATTCCTACAGGACATACTGGAAACGCAATAAAAGGGATTCCAAGAGGAGCAGACTTTCCTAACGCAGTCATAACATGGGAACAGGTAACCTCGAGAATAGAGAAATACGGACTTTCTGCTGAGATTGACCATGAAGATTTAATCATGAACAACATCGATGCAAGGAACAGAACTATCTTAAGAATAGCTGAGGGAGTTGCTAAGGCTGTTGATAGTGAAATTTACTCTGTAGTTTCAAGTGATAGCGGCATTCAAACAGGAACTTTAAGGGGTGGATACTGGGATGAGACAAGCGCAGCAATAATTAAAGACCTTGCCTTTATGAAAGCGCAGGTTAAGACTTTCTACGATAATGCCTCTAACTTTGTGTGTGTAGTTCACCCTAACACTGAGCCTTACATTCTTCACTACATATATGAAAAAGGAGCTCAGGCAACTACATCAGGACAGGCAGCATTTAACGGACAAATTGGAAACCCTGCAGGAGTGAATATAATTACTTCTGATGTTGTGGATGCAAGCTTCGCTCTTTTTGTAGTTCCGAAAACCTTTGCCACATGGAAATCAGTAATGCCTTTGCAGACTGACGTAGTGAGCAAGTCTTTCAAAGGAGATACTATAACCGCATGCGAATATGGAGTTACAGAATTGCACGAGCCTAATCAGGTTGTCTTGCTTCAAGTCCTTGAGTAAAATTTATTAACTTGTCTTTTTTCTCTTAAACATGTCCGGCAGAGCTGATGGCTTGAATGATATTTTTGATAATGACATCGAAGTTAAAGGAAATGCAAAACTGAATAAAGGAACTGTAAGTCCTCCTTCTTCTGATTCTGATATTGCAAATAAAAAATATGTTGATGACAATGCAGGGGGACAATGGGACGACGTCACAGGAGGGATTAACTATGCAGGGGGCAACGTCGGCATCGGGACGACTTCTCCTTCAGAAATGCTTCATGTAATAGGAAATGCTTTGTTTAGCGGGAAAGTTACTGCTTCAAATATTACTCTTACAGGAACAGCATCAGGAACGCCTGAAGCAAACACAACTTATTCTGAATCTTTGCCGAAAGCTTGGGTGAATTTTGATGGAACTGATTGCACAGGTGGAGCAGGAGGAAATGAATGCACAATAAGAGATAGTTTCAATGTTGCGAAGGTTACTAGAGTTGCAACAGGGCAATATACAATTTATTGGGATAGGGATTTTGCTAACGCAGGTTATGCTGTCTCTTTGAGTTGGAACCTGCTTACATCAAATAGTGTGGGGCATATTAATTCTGTATTAATTGACAGTCTTGGAATTTCTACTTATGCAAACACAGTTCTCAATAATCACGGAACAGTTTCAGTAATAGCATACGGAAGGCAATAACAAAACATTTATAAAGGGTGTTTCCGTGTGTATCTTATGGAAACAGAAGAATTAATAACAGAAGATATGGCAGACAAAGCTGACTTTGATTTTGAAATGATGAAAGATATGGAGCTTGAAAATGGAGCTTAAAACTTTGAAGGATATTTTTAAAGAATTAGATAGAGAAATTGCAGGAGTAGATTATTGGATGAGTGCATTTTTATCTTTGAATAGAGAACTAAAACAAGAAGCGATAAAATGGGTTAAAACTTGTGGTTGTTTGAAGAAAGGATTTAGAAGTGATTTTTCTTGCAGTGGTTGCGACAGATTTGTGAGGTTCTTCAATATCACCGAGGAGGATTTGAAATGAAAACTCTAATGGTTCGAATAAGACTTGAAGATTATAAAAAGATAAAAAAGGTTTTCCCGTCGTGGAAAGGAGAAACCGCAGCATCTTATTTTTACAGATTAAGAATATTCTTACAGGAG